CGCCGTCCCACACCAGCCGGTCGACGTGGCCGATGAGGTGCGGCGCCTCCGGGTGGCGCAGCGTGTCGTTGCACCGCTCGACCTTGCGGCCGGTGCGCACGCTGTACTCCTCGGCCACCAGGTCCTCCAGCTTGCGGCCCCAGTACGTCGCCGCGGTGTCCTCGGTCGAGTCGGCCTCGCCGACCTTCTCGAGGTACACGTCCAGCGGCGTCTTGTACGCCGACAAGCCGAGGATGGCGCCGGCATCGCTGCCGCCGATCCCGGTGCGGCGGATGGTGTGGAAGTCGTTATTCATCGCGGGCCTCCAGGCACAACGTCTCGATGTCCTTCCGCTCGCTGTCCGGGATGGCGCGGGTCACGTCGATGTCGCCAAGCCAGATGCGGTCGATCTCGAACTCCTCGCCGACGTTGTGCGCCGGCTCGGCGCGGTAGTACCTGCCAGCCACGCGCAGCGGTAGCGACTTGATGATGTCCAGGGTCACGACGCCTGCCTCCTCATCCCCGCCGCGATGCTCCGCGGGTTGATCGCCGGGCAGTGCATCGGATCGAGCGCGATGCACTCGCGCCAGCGCCGCTGCGTGTGTGGGTTCCAGCCGGATTCGTGGTACGGACACGCCGGGCACGCATCGCCGTCGGCGTAGACCTCGGCGAGGCGCTCCCACAGGTTCGCCAGCTCGCTGACGGGTGGGGCTTCCAGCTCGAGGTCGAGCGTGTCGGCCTCGTCGTACTCGGTGACCTCGATGCCGCTGCAGGTTGTGGTTTTCATACCTCCCCCCTCTGCCGTTTCGTCGCCATCACCGTGATCGACCGCACAGGCAACTTGCAGCCGACCTCGCGGGCGGCCCGGATCGCCGCGTCGATCGCCTGCGCCACGCCGTCGCCGTAGAACCAGCCGGTGAACGGCGTCGCGCGGCGCTGCGACCACTCGATGATCAACTGGTACGACGCCTGATTCCCGCCAGCCGTTGACCTGTTCACGCCGCACCCCTCGGCCACCCGACCAGCCCGGCGCGGACCGCGGCGTACAGCCGCCCGGCCTTGATGGCCCGGTGCGCGGTGTCGCCGGCCGCGAGCTTGCCGAGCGCGTACCGCCGCACCTCGGCGACCGCGTGGTCGTGCAGCGAGAGCTGCCGCGCGCGGGTCGTCACGATGCTGGCGACCGCCACCCGGCGGCGGATGTCGAGCACGTTGTCGGTCCAGGCGACCATCAGCACGTCCTCGCGATGACTTCGATGAGCCAGCCGGCGATGGAATCGGACAGGCCGCCGAGAACCACGGCGAGGCCGACGATCAGGTCGGCGAAGTTGAGGTTGGTCATGGGTGCCTCCGGGTTATTTACGCACTGTATAGCCCGGCTTCGAAATCCTGTCAATACCCGCCGTATAGGTGGCGGGCAAAAAATCAGTCCTTCGGAGTAGTCAGTTGCTCGAGAAGGCGAAGCGCCAGTTCCCGCTGTGTCTCGGGGATCTGACGGAACAAAGCCAGGGCGGCTAGTTCTTGTTCGGAGGTTGCGAATGCCGGGTCGCCGGCAACCAATTCAGCGACATCAACTTCCAGCGCCATGGCGATGCGCTCGACCTGTTCAATGGATGGCAGGCGCCGCCGCGTCTCCCAGTGGGACACCGCGCCCTCGGTCACCCCCAGGCGGTCGGCTAGCTGGGCGAGCGTCAATCCTCGCCGCTGCCGGATGGCGCGCAAACGGTCCTGCCATTGCATAACCCAGATGGTGGCTCATTTCGTGAGCCCGTGTGTCCCGTTTGTATAGACAGCAATACAGGTCGTCAAGTTCAGCCTTGACAATCGGCTATACGCCTCGTATTTTTCTGCCATGGATATCAGCCTACGCGATTGGGTCACCGAAATCGGCGGCGCGCGAGCCGCAGCCGAGACGATAGGCATCGCCGAAGTGACTGTTTGGAAGTACCTGTCCGGCGACCGCCGGCCGCGCCCAGAGATCGCCGCAAAAATCGAACGCTTGTCTGGCGGGAGGGTGCGGAAAGAGGCGCTGATTTGGCCAAGCGAGGCCGCGTGATGGACATGATCAGGTTCCACCCGGCCGATGTTTTTGTGCCGAGAACGAACTGGGCGCTGTTTCGTCCGCTGTTGATCTGCGGTGTTTATCGCCTGATCAGCAATGGCGAGGTCGTTTATGTCGGGCAGTCGATCAGGGTCGGCGACCGCGTGCAAACACACTGGAGTGATCGGCGGCGGATGATCATGTTCGACACCGTCGAAGTGGAGCCTTGCAGCGCGGAAGATCGGATTAGGCTGGAGCGGCAGAGGATCAAGCAATACCGGCCGCGCGGCAATCGGCTGATGTATCGGAAAACCGCGCCAGAAGATCCTCCAAACCCGCTAGAGCAACGGTATCGATCAATCTCTCGAGAGGATCAGCGGTACATCGACCGCGAGAAACTGACGCTTGCAGACAGGCTGTTTCACATCCAGCGACTTCGCACAGAAGCCGAAAGGCGGCTGAAACATGCGGCTGCGTTGGAAGCCGAAACCAATGAACTGATAGCTGCCGGGATGCTTCTTGATGAAGCGGCTACCGAGGCCGCCTAACCATGCCTGACCCACAGGCTCAATCCGTGAGTCTCTGGAGCCGGTCCGCGATGGGTTGCTTGCGCATTCCCTCCGGGTCGCGGATCGGCTCCACTCCTTTCATGCCGGTCTGGCCACAGACACCCAAACCCTGGCAGGTCTGCTTGCTGTGGTTCCCCTCCCAGACCGGCGCCTATCTCACGACGCTCGCTCCCCCGACTCGCCGGCAGGCAACTGCCGGCATCTTTTTGGAGTCCGCATGGTCAGCTTCCTCCTCAGTCGGTGTCCGGAGCGCAGCCGTTGTGACTGGATCATCGCCGCCGGCCTCGACCTGACGACGGCCGCCTGGCTCATCGCGCTGGTGTGGTGGCTGTGATGGACGACGCCGACCGCGCCCAGCTTCAAGAGGAACAGCACCTCGCCGCGGCGCTCGAACGCGCGGCCAGCCTGGCGCGCAGCGTCCTCGGCCATGCGCCGACGAGCAACCGCTGCGAGGAGTGCGGCGCCGAGATCGAACCGCAGCGGCTCCAGCACGGCTTCGCGGTCTGCTACGCCTGCGCCGAATGGCGCGAGCGCTGGGCCGCCAAGTGGAGCCGGCGGTGATGCGCGTGATGCTCGACTGCTCGCCAGCGAAAATCGCCGACTACTCCAGTCGGTATGACTTCGACTTCTGGCAGCTGCGCACGCCGTTGACCCAGTACGCGATCTCTGGTCGGCCGTGGGCACTCGACAACGGTTGCTTCTCTGGCTCACTGCCGAATGGCTGGCGCGGAATGCTAGACGAGGCTGATGCCAATCGGCCGGTGTTCGTCGCGCTGCCTGACATCGTCGGATCAGCGCGCAGAACGATGGACCTGTTCGAGGTATTCGAGCATGAAACCGCTGGACTGCCGCGCGCCCTGGTCCTGCAAGACGGGATCAATGACGTGTCCATTCCTTGGCAAAAGATCGACGCCGTTTTCGTTGGCGGCACCGACCGATTCAAGACATCTGACGAGGCGGTTGCTGCGATCCGGTGCGCCAAACTGCTTGGCAAGTGGGTACACGTTGGGCGAGTGAACACGCCGCCGCGCACCGAGTTCTTCCTCGGCCTGGCGGACAGCATCGACGGCAGCGGGATCAGTCGGTACGACCACATGCTGGAAGGCGTGCTCGCCACGATCAGGGATGAGCACCCGCAACTGAAGGTGGCGTTCTGATGGCCAAGCGCAAACACCCCACCGAGCTGCCGACCGCCGCGGACCTGTCGCGCAACGGCCGGCGGAACAGCCAGAACAGCCCGTGGCGCACCGCGCTCGACTGGATCGGCGCCGTCACCCTGGACCTGCTGACGCTGGCGTGGCTCGGCCTGCTGGTCGCGTGGTGGCTGTAAGTGCGGCACCTCGACCTGTTCTCGGGCATCGGCGGCTTTGCGCTCGCCGCGCGCTGGATGGGCTGGGAGACGGTCGGCTTCTGCGAGATCGAGCCGTACGCACGGGCGGTGCTACGCAAGCACTGGCCCGACGTTCCAATTTTCTCGGACGTGAGATACCTCGATGCAGCTGACCTTGTGGGAGTTGGAGAGGTCGACCTCATCACTGGCGGAATTCCCTGTCAGCCATTTTCCAGTGCATCGGCCGGGAAGCGCAGAGGCGTCGAGGACGACCGTTTCCTCTGGCCTGAAATGCTGCGCGTTATTGGCGAAGCAAACCCGTCTTGGGTGTGCGTTGAGAACGTGCCTAACATCGACGGCGTGGCGCTCGAGCAGGTGGTTTCTGACCTGGAGGCCCGCCACTACGAAACAGCGACGCTTGAAATTCCGGCTTGTGCCGTCGGACTCGACCACAGGCGGTCGCGCCTCTGGGTTCTCGGCCACTCCGACAGCGACAGCAAATCAGGACTGTCCGTCGATGCAGAAATGGCCTGGCTGCCGAGGCATCGTGGTGCAGCCGGAGGACTGGGAAGTTCGCATGGGGTATCCAATCGGATGGACCGACTTAGGTCGTTAGGCAACGCCATCGTCCCCCAAGTCGCCTACCAACTGTTCCGCGCCATAGAGGAGTGCCGGTAGTGGACGACGCCGACCGCGCCCAATTCGCCATCGAGGTCCAGCTCGCCGCGCAGCTCGAGCGCGCCGCGGCTCTGGCGCGTACCGCCCTCGGCCGCCACGCCACGTCCACGATCTGCGAGGACTGCGGCGGTGAGATCGAACCGGTAAGGATCACTTACGGGTTCGCGACCTGCGCCGGCTGCGCCAAGGACCGCGAGTACTTCACCGCGCACGGCCGGACGTACCGCTGATGCCTACCAAACCGAAGGCACCAGCCGAGAAGATGACCGCGGCCGACTGGACGCGGCTGAACAAGCAGAACTCGCAGAACAGTCCCTGGCGCCAGGCGGCCAAGCACGGCAGCGCGCGGCAGCGGCGCAACGCGGCGTATTTCGAGGAGCTGTCGGCGAGGGGGGATACCCGGCGTGTCCCACGGCCCGAGCTGGACTGAATGCCCCCTCTGCGCCTCACAGCGGCCGATCTTCGATCTCACCCGGACCTGCTGCGCGGTGCGGCTGATCCTTGCCCAGCCGTCCCGGAGCCGCAGAGCGGCGATCCTGGCGGCGATCAGACGCAGGGGCCACTACGCCAGCGTCAAGGCGGTAAAGGCAGCGGTCGAGGCCGTCTACGCCTCACACAACCCGAACCGCCCGAGGCCGTAGTGCTGCGGGCCGTGAAGCGCGCCCTTGAGCTGCATCCGCGGGTCGCGTGGGTCGAGCGCCTGAACTCCGGTGCCGGCCAGATCGCCTTCGCGGATGGCGGGAAGTCCCAGTGGCTGCGGTTTTCGTGGCGCGGGGCGCCGGATTTGATCGGACAGCTGGCTGACCCGCCGGGGGTCATGTTGTGCGTTGAGGTAAAGCGGCCCTCGGGGAAGCTCCGGCCGGACCAGCACGCCTTTCTGGACACGGTCAGGAAACAGGGTGGCGTCGCGTTCGTGGCGCGATCAGTGGACGACGTGAAGGAGCAGTTGGGTTGAGCACACTGATCATGGCCGCCTGCTGGCCCATCGACATCCCCAGCACCCAGAAGTTCGTCCTGATCTCGCTGGCCGACAACGCCAACGACAACGGGATCTGCTGGCCGTCGATCCCGACCATCTGCCGCCGGACCAGCCTGCACCGGGCGACCGTCCTGCGGGCGATCGCCTGGCTGACCGAGCACGGCTATCTCGCCGTTAACCGGGAAACCGGACGCCACAACAGCTACCGAATCGCCGTCGGAAGTTTTCCACAACCAGTCGCAGAGCGCGACGGGTCGCAGAGCGCGACCAGTCGCACAGAGCGACCACACCCGTCGCAGAAAGCGACTACACCCGTCGCACAGAGCGACCCTAACCGTAATGAACCGTCAAGAACCGTCACTCATACGCGCGCACGCGCGCGAGGGGGTGGAAATGGATCGGCCGGAAGAAACCAAGATGCCTGGGAGCACTACAAGCGCCTCGACGCTGAAATGGATGCCGAGGCTGTTTGCCAAGTTGCAGGCACGATACGGGAACCGCTGGAGCTCCCAGTGGCCCACCGAAGAAATGCGCGAGGCCGCCATTAGGGAATGGTCCGAGGTGCTGCGGGATGTGGATCCGCACAAGATCAAGGCGTTTCTCGACCACTACAACAGCGAGTGGCCGCCCTGCGCCGCCGAGATCCGTGCGGTCTGCAAGCCGGCTACCCATGCCGCGCACCAGCCGTACAAGGCGCTGCCGAAGCCGAAGCGCAGCCGCGACGAGATGGCCGGCTACTTCGCCGACCTGAAGGCGGCGATCCGCCGGGACGAGTACCTGCCGAGGGACGCCGCGTGACCACCATCCGCCGCCACCCCACCGCCACGTCGTACAGCCTCGCCTACCAGCGCGACCTGCTTTCGGCGAAAGCGGAGATCCTGCTGGCCTTGCGCTACGCCGAGCTCCCGCTGCCGCGCCTGGTGTGGCAGGCGCGCAATGCCTACCAGCGGGCGTGGGCGGCCGAGCTGGAGCGCGTACCCGATGTGGGCTGACCAGGCCATCAATCGCCTGCTCGAGAGCGTGCAGTGCTGACGATCAAGGCTGATTTCAAACCCGCCCGCCGCTTTCTTTCGGACATCGAGAAGAAAGCCATCCCCTACGCGGCTCGAGCTGCGGTCAACGAGGTCGGCAAGAAGATCAAGGACGCCGAGCGCCGCGAGATCGACCGCGTGTTCGACCGGCCGACGCCACGCACCCGTAACAGCGTGTTCTTCAAGCCAGCCACGAAGGACAGCATGACGGCCTTCGTGTGGATCAAGGACCAGACCGGCGATACCCCGCCAATCCGCTGGCTGTTCCCGCAGATCACCGGCACCCCGCGCGGCTGGAAGGCGTTCGAGAAGTCCCTGCAGTACGTCGGTGCCATGCCACAGGGGTGGTTCGCCATGCCAGGGGCAGGCGCACCACTCGACCAGTACGGCAACGTGCCAAGTGGCTTCCTGCGCCAACTGCTCAGTCAACTGCGGGCACAACGCACCAGTGGCTTCGAGTCGCGGACTGGCGGCATGGGGCCGGGCTTCGACGCCAAGCGTCGACGCACACTGATGCGGCAGGGCTTTCGGCTGTTCGCCCTGTCCCAGCCGCGCGGCAAGCTCAAGCCCGGCGTGTACTCGGCAGACCTGTTCGGCAAGAACATCACGCCCGTCCTGTACTTCACGCCGAAGCGCCCACAGTACCGGCCGCGCTTCCCGTTCTATGACGTCGGCGATCGCCTGGCCAAGCGTGAACTCGCACCGACCTTCGCGCGCAAGTTCGCCGACATCGCTGCCAAGTTCGGCCGCGAGGGATTGCGGTGATGGGTCCTTCGTCCAAGTCCCCTTCTCGGGTAATTGGGCCCCCGTTGCGCACCTATTTTGTACATTGCCATGACTTGTTGTTTTCGGACCGGTGCTGAAAATTCAACAGTCAATGCCGGTCCCTGAAAGAATCAAGGTCAACAAGGCCGAGCTTGCCGAAGCGTTCGGCATTTCCCTGCCGACTGTTGAGCAGTGGATCCGCGGCGGGTGCCCAGTCATTGAGCGCGGAGCAAGGGGTAGGGCGTGGGTGCTTAATCTCCTCGACGTTGCCCGCTGGCGTTACGCCGTGCCGGAGGCCAATGATGAAGGATTCGACCCAGATCGCGCCTCACCGAAAGACCGCAAGGACTGGTTCGACTCCGAGTTTCGCCGCCGCCAGTTGCAGGAACGCGATGCCGAGCTGATCCCTGCTGCCGAGGTCGAGCGGGGGCTGGCTGATCTCGTGTCCCAAGTCGTTCGCACCCTGGACACCCTGGGCGACGTACTCGAGCGGGACGCGGGGATCACTGGCGAAGCTGTCGAGCGGGTACACAAGGTGACCGACGCAGCGCGTGACGAGCTCTACGGCCGGGTGCGTGATGGCCTATCGGCCTGAGTACGCCAGCTTCGGCAGCGTTCTGCGCGATGTTGCAGAGGGTTTACGGCCGCCGCGACGGGTCAGAATCTCAGAATCGGCGCAGCAGGACGTGCGCCTTTCCCTTCCTGGTGGATATGCCGGCCCGTGGTCGCCAGAGTTGACGCCGTACATGGTCGAGCCGATGGATCTGCTCGCCTCGCGGCAGCACGAGGCCGTCGTGTTCTGCGGGCCGGCACGTACCGGGAAAACTCAGTCGCTGCTCGACTGCTGGCTCGGCTACATCGTGACCTGTGATCCCGGGGATACCGGTTTCTATTTTCCGACCGAGGAACTGGCTGCCGACTACTCCAAGCGGCGCGTCGATCGGCTGCACCGCGGCAGTCCGGCGGTCGGTCGCTGGCTCAGTGCGCGAGGTCACGACGACAACATCCACCTGAAGCGTTACCGCCACGGCATGATGCTGTCCCTGCTGTGGCCGAGCTCGGCGCAGATGGCGCAGCGCGATCTGCGCTATGTCGCGCTGTCGGACTACGACGCGATGCCGCAGGACATCGGCGGAGAAGGCGAGGGGTTCGCGCTGGCCAAAAAGCGCACCACGACCTACATGTCAGGCGGCATGACCCTAGTCGAATCCAGTCCGCGCTACTCGGTGGCCGATCCGCGGTGGCGGCCAGCAACTCCGCATGAGGCGCCGCCGGTCGAGGCCGGGATCCTGCAGCTTTACAACCGCGGCGATCGGCGGCGCTGGTACTGGTCTTGTCTGCATTGCGGCGATCTGTTCGAGGTGCCGCCGCTGCCGCAGTGGCAGGATTTGGCAGATCCCGTGGAGGCTGCCAAGACCGCCTACGTGCCCTGTCAGCACTGCGGCGGTATCCACACGCCGGAGGACAGGCGAACGCTGAACCTGGCGGCCTTCAGGGGCTCAGGCGGCTGGTTCCGAGATGGAGAGCTGCAAGGCAAGCCGACGACATCCACGATCGCCAGCTTCTGGCTGCGCGGTTGCGCGGCGGCCTTCCAGCCGTGGCACTCGCTGGCGATCAACTGGATCCGCGCGTTGCGCTCCTATCAGGAAACAGGGTCAGAGGAATCTCTGCGGACGACGACCCAGCAGGATCAGGGAATTCCCTATCTGCCGCGCCACCTGGCCGCGTCTAGGCAAGCCGTCGATCTGCAGGCCAGGGCCGAGCCGCTTGATCGCGCTGTCGTGCCGGTCGGGGTGAGGTTCCTGACGATGGCCGTGGATGTCCAGGCGCGGCGGTTCGTCGTTCAGGTTGAGGGTTTTGGCGCGGACTGGCAGCGGTGGCCAATCGACCGTTTTGACCTGTTCAGGTCGCCACGCAAAGACGGGGCCGGCGAGACGCTTCAGATTGAGCCAGCGGCCTACCTCGAGGACTGGTCACTGCTTCGCGACCTACTGGGCAAGACCTACCCGCTGGCCGACGGTACGGGCCGGCGGATGCCGCTGATGCTGGTGGGTGTGGATACGGGCGGGCTGGAAGGCGTGACAGCGCGGGCCTATGACTGGTATCGGCTGATGCGCCGTGGTGGGCTGGCGCGGCGGGTGCGCTTGCTGAAAGGCGACCCGAGGGTGCAGTCAATCACCGAGACGAGACCGGATACCGCGAAACGGCGCGATGGTCTGCGCTCCGGGTCCGGCGGGCGCGGCGACGTGCCGGTGTTTCTCCTGCCGATCAACGAACTCAAGGACCGGCTATTCGCCAATCTGGACCGTGAAGAGCCTGGGCCTGGGTACATTCACCTCGCCAAATGGCTTGAGGACAGCTGGTACACCGAGCTGCTCGCCGAGGTGCGCGGCAAGAAGGGCTGGGAGAAGGTCAGCGCCCGCAACGAAACGCTCGACCTGATGGTTTACAACGGCGCGCTGGCGATGATGATCGGAAAAATCGACTGGGACAACCCGCCGACCTGGGCGCAGGAGTGGGCTCTTAACTCCGCATTGACGGCGGGCGATAGCCAGGCCGCCGCTCGGTCAACTGAAACGCCGCCGGCCGCGCCGGGCCGCCACATCCGAAGGCCCCTGATCCGGTGAGCTGGACGGCGCTGATCGAGTGCCTGGAACGCCGGCTGGGGCCGAAGGTCGCCGCGCTGGTCGACGAGGCGGCCCGCGAGGAATTCGGCGGCGACCGCCTGTACATCCCGTCTCGCAAGCCGATCACGCCGGATCTGGCGCACGAGGTCGCGCCGCACGAGCCGACCAAGGCCGCGCGCCTGCTGGACGTCCACCGCACCACGATTTACCGCCTGCTGCGGTCCCGGCGCAGCCTGATCCGCTGACGCACCGGATCGCACTGACCTGTAGCGTTTTTGTCTTACTTTGCTACACGCCGGCACGCACAGTGCCTACCATGACCACCTCCGAGATGCTCACCCGCATCGAGTCCATCGACTCGATTTTGGCCGGCGGCACCTCGTCCGTGACGCTCGGCGACCGGCGCGTCGATTACGATTTAGAGGAGCTGCGCCGCGAGCGCGACCGGCTGTCGCGGCTGGTCGCATCCGCCAGCAACAGCGCGTTTCGTCGCGTCGTGTTCAAGGGCGGGTCGGCGCTGTGAGTGTGGTCCCGATCCGCGCCCGCTACGACGCTGGCTACGCCTCGGACTTCAACGTCGCGCCGCCAGTTTCCCAGTCCGCCGATGCCGAGATCTACTCGGCCGGGCAGCGGCTGCGCGACTGGGCGCGGCACCTGTCGCACAACAGCGCGATCATCAAGGCGGTCCTCGACGCCCGGGTAAACAAGGGCATCGGCGAGGGCCTGCGCTACGAGCCGATGGTCGTCGACCGCAAGGGCAACCTGCTGGACGGCATCAACAACGCCATCCGCGACACGCTCGGTCGCTGGTCCGAGGCGGCAGACGTCACCGGCGAGCTGGCCCGTACCGAGATCGAGCGCCTGGCGTGGCGCGACTGGGACTGTGCCGGCGAGATGTTCGGCCGCAAGGTGTACCGCGGCCGGACGGCCGAGCGCGTCGGCTACCAAGCCCAGCTCATCCGCTCCGAGCTGGTCCCCTACGGCTTCATCGACGCGAAGTCCGGCGCCCAGATGGGCATCGAGCGCGACGAGTGGGGCGCGCCACGGACCTACTGGGTGTATCCCTACGCGCCGTCGACCCAGCTCTGGCGCTTCGCCGCGCCGTCGCTGCAACCGACCGCCATCACGGCGAGCGAGATGGTTCACCTGCGCCGCCAAGAGGAACTCGACGCCACCCGCGGCGTGACGCTGTTCCACGCCGTCATCTTCCGCGCGTCCGACATCGCCGAATATCAGCAGTCGCACCGCCGCGCCGCCCGGGCCAGCGCCAACCTGTTCGCGTCGATCCACCGCGAAATGGACTTTCAGCCCGGCGACGACGCCAACAGCGCCGCCCGCGCCGAGCTGGACCTTACCGAGCTGCAGATCCTGGACTACCTCAAGGCCGGCGAGTCGCTGAACTTCCACGCGCCGAGCCACCCGAACCAGAACGCCGTCGAGTTCGTCAACCAGGAGCTGCGCCAGTTCGCCGCGGCCTGCCGGGTGGCGTTCTCGTGGATCGCCTACGTGTTCGACCGCGCCTACGCGGCGCAGCGCACGGAGTGGATCCACGTTTGGGACCTGATCTGCGAGGACCGCGCGCAGTTCATCCGCGACTTCGCGTTCCCGCTGCTGTACCGCGAGCCGCTGCGCGTGGCGCTGGCCGAGGGCCGGCTGCCGGCGCGCGATCTGCGCAAGGCCGACCCCTCTTCCCTGTACGCCGTGCGGATCGAGGGGCCGGCGATGCCGACCATCGACCCGGTAAAGGACCGCCAGGCGGCGCAGATCGATCAGGACTACGGCTGGGACAGCCGGCCGGCGATCGTGCGGCGCTTCGGCCGAGATCCGGCGCACGTCGACGCCGAGCGCGCCAAAGATCCCTTCGAGTCCGCGCCGCCGCCGGCCCAGCCCATGCCGGACGACACGCCAGACCAAAATGACGAGGGCGACGATGCCGAGGTATGAGATCAAGGCCAAAGGCCCGACCCGCGCCGAGCTGCGCATCTACGGCGACATCGGCCAGAGTTGGGACGCCGAGGAAAGCAACGACGCCAAGACCGTGGTCGAGGCGCTGGGCAGGCTGCGCGGCGACCTCGACGTCCGCATCAATTCGTTCGGCGGCAGCGTGGCCGACGGGCTCGCGATCTTCAACGCGCTGCGGCGGTATGACGGTGCGGTCGCCACCCACATCGACGGCGTCGCCTACTCCATTGCAAGCCTCATCGCGATGGCGGGCCGCACCGTCCACATCGCCGAAAACGGCATGCTGATGGTCCACGCGCCGTGGGGCGGGGCCATCGGCAACGCCGTCGAGCTGCGCGAGATGGCCGACATCCTCGACAAGCACGCCGAGGCCATGCTGAGTTCCTACCTGCGCGCCGGCGGGCCCGATGCGGACACCCTCCGCGGCTGGCTCACCGACGGCCAGGATCACTATTTCACGGCCGCCGAGGCCGTGGAGCTGGGTCTCGCCGACGCGATCAGCGACCAGGCGCCGACCCTGCAAATTGCCGCCGCCCTGATGCAAGACGCGCGGCGGTTCGTCCTTCCCGCGGCCATGAGCCGCTCACCTGAGGTTGTCACCATGACTGACTCCGCAACTCAGGGCGGCTCGCTGGGCACGCCCGACCCGATCGACGCGCTTTCCGCGCACTCCAAGACCGTGCAGGCCGCGGTCGACAAAGGCATCAAGGCGGAAGCCTCGCGCCGCACCGCCGTGGCTGGCGTGTTCGCGGGCTTCTACAGCGGCGATCCGCTGGACCCGGTCACCGCCCTGCACGATGAGTGCCTGGACGACGTCAAGTGCGACGAGCTGTCGGCCCGCCGCCGGCTCATGGCGCTGCTGTCCGCCAAGAGCGCCGACCCGGTCATTTCGCCGGTGCAGTACGGCGCCGAGCACAGCTACGCCGCCCCGCCGCGCGCCTCCGCGCACCTAGGCGGCGCCATGCTGGCGGGTCGCGACGCGACCGAGAAGCGGGCGCAGGGCATCGAGGCCGCGCTGCGCATCAAGGCCGGCATCGAGAAAGACCGCGCCAAGATCGAGGCCGAGCGCCGCGGCGAATTCCTCTCCCTGTCACTGGTCGACATCATGGCCCAGGAGCTGCGGGGCCGCGGCATGGGCGCGCACGGCAGCCGCGAGGACATCGCCCGCCGGTATGTCAACGCCATGCCGATCATGGCGGCCGGTCCCTCGCACGGCACCGACCACTTACCGGCCGTCCTAGGCAATATCGCCAACCTATCGGCCATGGAAGGCTGGAACTCGGCCAACGAGTCCTGGCAGGTCTGGACCCAGTCCGGCACGCTGACCAACTACCAGACGCACACCCGCGCCAACGTCGCGCTCCTCGACAAACTGACCAAGATGCTCGAGGGCGCCCAGTGGGAATACGGCGACATGGCCGACGTGAAGCAGCGCATCACCGGCTACTTCTACGGCCTTAAGTACGGCCTGTCCCTGCAGAGCATCGTCAACGATGACCTCGGCGAGCTCGCCCGGCAAATGCAGGCGTGGGGCGAGGCGGCCAACGCCACCGTCGGCGATGTGGTGCATGCCACCCTCCTGACGGCCGGCTCCGGCGGCTACGGCCAGACGATGGACGAGGACAGCACGCTGCTGTTCCACGCCAACCACACCAACTACGTCGCCTCCGGCTCCGGTGCGGCGCCGAGCGAGACCACGCTCAACACCGCGCGGGCCGCGATGATCGCCAAGAACGACCCGAACGGCCGCAAGGTCGCGGCGGTGCCGCGCTACCTCATCCACGGGCCCAGCCTCTACGCCACCGTGCTCAAGGTCCTCAACAGCCAGGACCTGCAGTCCGTCACCGTCGATGGGTCGACCGGCGCCACCGTGCTCACCGGGTCGATCAACTCGGCGCGCTCCATGAACCTGATCCCGGTCGAGGAGTACCGCATCACCACCAGCGCGCCGGCGGCGACCGCCTGGTTGCTGGCAGCGGCACGACGCACCGTCGAGGTGGCTGGCGTCGGTGGTCCGGTCACGCCACGGGTCGAACAGTCGACCGTAAGCAACATCCCCGGCATCGAGTACCAAATGTGGTGCCCGTTCGGTGTTGCGGCGCTCGACTACCGCGGCCTTTACCTCAACTTCGGCGCCTGATCGGGCTGACTACGGAGAACTCACATGGCATCCGCAACGTATCTGAAGGGCGAGAAGCTCACCGTCGCCTATACCGCCGGCGGCACCATCGCCGTCGATGACATCCTGGTCGTCGGCACCAACAGCAAGGCGTGCGTCGGCATCGCCCAGGAGGGCATGGTGTCCGGCGACGTCGCCGTGGTCGACATCGGGGCCTGCTACATCTTCCCGAAGGTCTCCGGGGCCGTCATCAAGGCCGGCGAGACGGTTGATTGGGACGTGTCGGCCGGCGAGGTCGACGACAACCAGGCGACCAGCGCGTCGGGCGATGTCGCCGACTTCGGCGTCGCGCTCGAGGACGCCGGCAACGGCGTTACCAGCATAAAGGTCGCACTGCGGCCTGGCTGCGGCACCAAGGCGTAAGGCGCCACGGCCCCGGGGTAACCCGGGGCCGACTGACGCATGGACTGGTCTGCCGCGGCGGAACTGGTGGTCGGCGCTCTGGGCGAGGCAGCCACCCACTGCCGTGCCGAGGGCGACGCTTACATCACGGTCGTGCTGCGCAAGGATCTGCACCGCGACCCGCTGGCGTTTGCCGAGCCGATCCGCACCGACCAGGTCGTGCTCGAGGTGCTGACCAGCGACGCGGCGACACCCGAACGCGGCGACGTGGTCCGGGTCGGCACGACGGAGTACCACGTCGACCGGGTGGACCACGCGAGCGACGAGCTTATTACTCGACTGATCTGCTCCGATCGGAGCGGGTAACCGGAGACCGAAATGGCTGCTGGCAC